GCACGACGTTGATAGCGTCAAAACTTCCGAAGGTCTGTTCTACCGGACGGTTAAACAATCTTATTGGACAAGCGACTGGGATCAGATGCACAAGTTTATTCTTGAGCACGCAGAACCATCATTGCTTGACAAGCGGATTAACCAGAAGAACATGAAGCAGTTTTTGGAAGAGAACCCAGAGTTGTTACCGAAAGGTCTTAACTCTAATTCCGAATACACCATAGCCGTTAGAAGGAACAAGAAATGACACCCCGATTAGTTTCAATCAAAGAAGTTGCCCAGCACTTTATGGTATCTGAGCGACTTATCCGTAATTGGATGAAGCAAGGGCGAATACCTAAAAATACTTACATCCATATTAACCAAACCTACCGGTACGATCTTGATGCTGTCACCAAAGCATTGCTAAGTGAAGTTGACGAGGACGCACCTTCAGTTACGTGGGATGAGGTTAGCCCAGAAGAAGCGGCACCGATTGAAGTGCCCGACTTGGATACAGACGAAGACTACTGATGGAAGAAAGTGTTAAAAGAATAAGCATCCGTAACAAGAAGTTTGAGGGAACACCCCTCGAAAGTGGAGATAGTATTGATGTTGTCGTCGTAGGTGTTGCCTACCGGTCGAGAATGTACTACAAAGATGATTACGACCCTGACAAAGCATCTACTCCTACTTGTTGGTCTAACAATACAGAAACACCCGCTTTAGACGTTCCAGATGAACAAAGGCAAGCTGGACGTTGTGTAGATTGTGTTCGCAACATTAGAGGTTCTGGTAGAGGCGCTAGTCGTGCATGTAAATTCGTGCAGCGGTTAGCCGTCGTGTTAGAAGATGATCTGGAAACAGCTTATCAACTACAGCTACCACCCACTTCTATATTTGGGGACGCAGTAGATGGGGCTATGCCCTTCCGTGCTTATGCACGGTACCTTGAGGCGCGTGAGACGCCTTTTGTCGCTGTAATAACAAGAATTTATTTCGACACTGAAAGCGACACACCAAAACTCTTCTTCAGGCCAATACGTCCACTAGAAGAGCAGGAGTACGAAACCGTCAAAGATATGGGAGAACACGCAGATACTATCGCTGCTATTACGTTAAGCGTAACGCCGCTAGAAGATGCCACTGTTTCACCATTCACCGAAGTTGATGGTTTTACATTTAATGACTAAATGTTTGGAGAAACATACATGAACCACCTTATAGAGGATGTAGAAGTCCTATACCCGCGTATCAACAAAACATACCGCTTCGATTCAGCGGAAAACCGTAGTGTGCCATGCGATCCGTTTGACGACGGTGCAGCGTACTCCATGCAGTTTCGTATGGATTCGGCGCAAGCAAAAGAACTAATGGGCGCTATGGCGAAAGCGTATGCTGAGAAACGTGAAGCCAAATGGCCTGAAAAGATACCAATGCCGTTCAAGAAAGAAGAGGACGGGTCATTCGTTGGTAAGGTCACACTGAAAGGTGCATACGGCAAAGAAGCTACCAGCAAACCAATGCAGGTAGACGCCAAGAATAAACCGCTAGGTGATGATTTCATGCTGACTACTGGGAGTACCGCTAACATTGCGGTGGTGTTGTTCCCATACAATATGCGAGAAGCTGGCGTATCATTGCGATTACGCGGTGTGCAAGTTACTAAGTACGTGCCTGTACAAACTACGTCACCATTTGGTGTAGTAGAAGGTTTTACTTCTGATAGCGATGACAATATGTTCGCTGATGTAACTGCGGCTGCACCTGTCACTGCCGAAGAGGTTGAGGTAGTAGAAGAAGTCGAAGTAGCTGAAGCGCCTGTCGAAGAACCGAAGAAGAAAGTAGTTAAACAGAAGTCATCTGCACCAAAAGACGAAGCTGATCTTAGTGCAATAGTTGACGGTTGGGACGACTAGACCTGACTCTCTTGGGTATGCTCATGCGCGTACCCATGCTTTTAACTTATACCACGGATAGGCTTACCGAAAAGGGTGGATAACTACCCCTGCCGTGGTAACTTTCGGTTCTGAGATAGCTATGGAAACAACAAAATTTTTAGAAAATGCCCTAGCAGATGATGGACTGTATTGCGTTTTTGCTTCTAACAAGAAAACAGATAGAAGGGTACAAAAGTTTTTTACCTCTGTTACTGACCTAGTAGATAACGCAAATGATCTAGACAACCAAGGCTACGATGTATACTTCGCCTTATCTACCTTCAAGGAGGACAAATCCCGCAAGGTAGACAATGTTAAATACGTAAAAACATTTTTCCTAGATTTAGATTGTGGCCCATCCAAAGAGTTTGCTAACCAACGAGACGCACTAGCTGCGTTACAACAATTCTGTAAGACCAACCTATTACCACGTCCAACATTAATTAACTCCGGTCGTGGAGTGCACGTTTACTGGGTGCTGAAAGAATCAGTCTGCCTTGACGACTGGTTACCTGTAGCAGAACGCCTCAAGGCTCTATGTAACAAAAACAAGTTTCTGGCTGACCCCGCAGTTACGGCGGATGCAGCACGGGTACTGCGTGTACCTAAAACCCACAACTACAAACCTGATGATCCCGTCAAAGTATCTTTCATAGGGCCAACGGATTCGACATTAGTTGACTTCGATAAATTTTCTCTGTTGCTTGGCGGCGACTTGATACCAGTTCCTACAAGAAGAATGGAGGGTGCGAACGCGATGATGCACGCGGCCCTCGAAAACCAAGACTTTAAGTTTAAACGCATTGTCGAGCGTTCCGGTACGGATAAGGGATGCTTGCAGATATACAACGCATTGGCGAAACCTAACGAAGTGTCAGAACCGATATGGCGTGGGATGCTGTCTATACTGAGAGCGTGTAGTGATGGCAGCAGAGAACGAGCGCACCAAATATCGAAGGGGTACGTAGGGTACGATCCTGAAGAGACAGACGCTAAGTGGGACAAGCTAACATCTGACAAACGGTATACGTGTAACAAGTTTGAAGAACACAAGCCCGAAACATGTTTAGCGTGCCCTAACCGTGCAAAGTTCAGGTCACCACTACAACTAGGCAAGTTAATAAAAGAAGCGGCTGAAGAAGACAACGTGGTGCAAGAGCCAGCGTTAGACTTACCTAATTCGCCTGTCAGCACCTACGTAATACCAAAATACCCTTTCCCGTACCTACGTGGTGCAAACGGCGGGGTGTATCTACACACCAAGGATTCAGAAGGTAACGAAGACGAGAAACTTATTTACCGTAACGACATATATGTGGTGCAGCGGGTCATAGACCCTGAAATAGGGGAGCAGATAGCTATACGATTGCACCTACCAAAAGATGGCGTACGCGAGTTTACGTTACCGTTAACTGCGGTTGGGGCTAAAGATGAGCTTAGGAAGCAATTAGCCATGCGTGGTGTAGCGGTACCCTTCATAGATGACCTTATGAAATACCTATTGACTTGGATTAATGAACTACAGGAGACGACAGTGGCGCAAAAGGCTCACAGGCAGTTTGGTTGGGTAGGAGATGGCGTAGATGCTTTTGTTCTAGGCAACCAAGTAATAACGAAAGACGGTGTTGAATATAACCCACCGTCAGCACAAACCGCAGGGCTGTTCCCCGCGTTTGAACCCAAGGGTACGTTGGAGGAGTGGAAGGAACTCATGCAGTTCTACAACAGGCCGGGGTTTGAATTGCATCAGTATATTGTTTGTGCAGGGTTTGGTTCTATATTAATGCACTTCATGGGCGGCATAGCGTGTTCTGCCATGCACGTACACAGTAAAGATTCTGGACTCGGTAAGACTACAGCGATGTTTGCTTCGGCAACTATATGGGGTAACCCTAAGCAGTTAGTGTTAGACGAGCAAGATACGCACAACAGTAAGATGCTGCGGTCAGAAATACTACATAACCTACCGCTATACATAGACGAGATGACTAACACTAGCCCAGAAGATTTGAGCACCTTGGCGTACCAGTTTACTTCGGGGAAGCAGCGTGCTCGTATGGTGAGTGGAAGCAATACAGAACGCCTCAGAGGTGAACCTTGGAGTCTAGTAGCGATTACTACAGGCAATACAAGTGCGATAGAACGGATTAGCTTACGCAAAGAAAATCCAAGTGCAGAAGCGCAGCGGATACTTGAAGTACAAGCGGACAAGATATTTAAAAGTCCAGATACTAAAGAAGAGACCGATGCTTTTAGCGCAAAGCTAGAGAAATGTTACGGTCATGCTGGGCCTATATTTATTAGGTATCTTATGGATAACCCCGATCAAATATTTCCAATGATAAAAGAGGTACAACTGCGTCTAGACAAAGAGGCAGCGATGGCTTCTGAAAATAGGTTCTGGTCAGCGGGGGGAGCTGTGAATGTTGCTGGCGGTATAATGGCTCAACGTCTTGGTTTGATACCTTATGACATGGGTGGTATCGCTAAGTTTATAGTGGGTAGGTACAAAGAAAACAAACGCCGTGTAGGAGATATGGCGGTTTCCCTAGAGCAAACGCTAAACGAATACATCAATGAGCATTACGATAACATCTTAAAGATAAAAAGCACGAGTGATCTTCGCAAACAAGATGGTTCTGCAATGGATTCATTGATACAACCTGACGCCATACCTCGGGGCAGAATGGTAGCAAGGTATGAAACAGATGTTAAGAAACTGTACCTCATACCGAAACCGTTCCGTATATGGTGCGGTAAACAACAAATAAATTACGGGGCTTTCGTTAACGAACTCGTTAAAAACATGGGTGCTAAACGTGCAAAGGTGCGGTTGGGTAAAGGCACGCACTTCCAAATGAAAGGGCAAGACGTAATCATAGTGCAGATGGGCGACGACGATGAAGCGGGGAATACTGCGGACGTATGATCTAAACCCTGATGGGGTTCGGGTTGTAGTAAAGTGGCATGAAGTGCAGGTGGGTATGTCGTTGTTCATACCTTGCATAAATACTGACAGGGCGATACGGCAGGTAAACAAAATAATCAAAGATTGGGGTTGGAATATCGAAACTAGAGTAGGTGTGGCAGGGGATAAATGGGGTGTTCGTGTCTGGCGTATTTTGTGATATATTGGCCTAGACAGTTCGTCCTCCTTCTCGCATAGCGTTCTGTCATCCTCCTGCTCTTCGAGCAAGCCCCCTCTTCGGAGGGGGTATTCTAACTCCTTAACCAAGGAGTACCTATGGAACCAACAAGAAATGACTTGCTACAGGCGTGGATGACGCTGGTTAAACTACGTGACACAAACGTGTTAGACCCCGGCGATGACCAACTAGTCTTATCGGTGATGCAGATACTAGATACAGAACAACGTCTACGGATGGATACTTAGGTTATAACCCGAAGTCACTGGCGAAGGTTGGTGAGTCATCCCAATCATCTCCAAGATCCTGCAACTTACTACGCAACCTTGGGCTTAACGTAACACCGTAGTGCATTTTAGCGGTAGTCCGCATGTGCTGCGCCATAGACCGTTTAACCGTGTCTGGCGTGATACTGTGTTCCGGGTGCCTACTATTGAAGTCCACCATATCTTCCATGATACGTTGTACTGCGGATACGTTGTTGTTACGCATACCCACGTAGTATTTACGTAAGAGCTTAGTGCGTTCCTCGTTAGTTGCACGATCTATCTTTTTAAGCGAAGCATTTTGTTGTAGCTGTCGAGTATACTCCGCTGGTGCAAAACCCATAAACTGTGCAGCAACATGCCCCGCATGGAAGTCTTCGACGATGGGGTCACCACGTAGCGTACGTGCGCCTTCGTTAGCAAATCGCACACTCTTGAA